GTTCGGGAATTAGTCTTTGCAGTTCCCCATGCGCCTTGACATGCGGTGCTTCCGTTACCAATCAAAATCTGATTGTTGACCTTGCCAATGAGAGCCGCAATGATTTCGGTTTGAAGCCATGTCTCAACACTGGCGGCCGCATTCGTATCTGACAGCAATTCATTTGAAACCCGCACGCCGACAGTGATCTTGTTTAGGCTGAATGTGTATTCAGTTGTTCCGGTTATGCCTTGATATGGTCGCTTAAATGATGGGCTTTGCAGTGTTCCAACTGATTGTTCAGCGACTCCAGTTTGAACAGTGATATCGTTTTGATAGATCTGCGCAACGAAATTTGTGGCACTCTCAACCTTTTGAACACGGCTGAGAATTGTGTCCTCAGTGATTTGGTGCTCAAGTGATTTTGCCCAACCTGTTGGAGAGAGCAGAGATCCACCAGTGCCGATGTTCAGCACGCGCAACTCAGCATCGCTCAAATATTTGTGTCCACGCAAGACATAGGTTTGGTATGCGTTCGCATACTCTGGGCTGTCAACGCCATATTTTTGATTGTCGTTCATTCAAACTCCTTGCGTGTATAAAAGAAAACACGCAGCAAAATGCGGAAGGTCTAAGTACGCATCGGGCCAGCGTGCTCTCGGGGAGTCCGCGGAAGTCCGCTCTCGTGATCGATCGCCGTCAGGCAGCGTCGGTCGAGGCTCTATTCAGTTATGACCCCATTATCGCAAACGGATTTTCGCTCGCAAGGGGTCTAGATCAAAATTGTGGAGGCAGATAGATCTTTCGCTTCTTGGCTTTCGGTTGCTCGGCTCGGGCTTCGACATATGTGCCTTCTTCGTTCGCGGGAAAGGTGACGACGGAGATTTCCAAAAGGCGAGCCTTTTGAATCACTCTCGTCCCCTTGGTCTCGCCTTTGGCAGGCGGTTCGTACTTTTCGGCAAGCGAGATAAACCCAAACGAGCATTGCGTCACAATGCCCGAACTGACCAAGGCATGCGCTTCTTCACTCGTATCCGTCTCGGGAAGCGAGCACTCGAATCCGAGGCCGTCCGCATCAGCAAACACATCTAGATTGCCTGCGCTGACTCGACCCATCGGCTTGGCGGTGTCGTGGTTCCACAGCAGCACAATCTTCTCGCCGTCGGCTGCGATCGACTCGTCAAAGCAAGTCGGCTCAAGACGCTCGTATGTGGTTCCCATGTCGTAGCGGTTCCAATTCGCCGCAACGCCTGCGAGCACCAGCGGCTCGCCCGGGACGAGTTCGCCTTCTCGCTTGGTTACTTTTACTGCGCCAGCCTTGCGTGTTTCGATGTTGCTCATAGTTGCTCCTTGTTAGTTTGAATGAGTTCTTGAATCAGGCGCGTGGCGAGTGCCGCCGCCGTCTCTGTGTGTCCTGTGACATGCCAATCGGCATTGCGGGCTTCGGTCTTGATCGACTCTGCGAATGCGTTGGCGATGGCAATGCCGTCGCTTGCGCGGTCGCTGTGACCTTGCAGAACGAGTAGCCCGCGCATGATCGGGGCGATCTCGCTTGCGATGCGTGCGACATCGGGTATCCACTTGGATACCTTTTCTTTCGTGCGGCAACCCTTGAGATATTTTGCTTCTGCTTCAGTGCATCGTGTCATTGCCGCAAGAGCGGAAGGAAAGAATAAGTCAACTGCACGGTCAAGTGGATTGACGGTCGACTTCAACTCAGTCGGGTCGATGTCGACCGACGCTGGCACAACAGCCGACGGCGACTGCTCAAACTGTGCTTCGGTTTCAGTTGGGACATTCAGCGAAGCAGGTGCAGCCGCCGTCGGTGTGCTCGTGTTCAGCGGCAGTCGGATCGACTCGCCGCCTTCGACGGCTGGCAATCCTTCACGCGCTCTGATTTCGTTGGGTGATAAAATTCCATTTGTCACTGCTACGGCGTATGCGGCAAATCGCTCGCCCATCTGCCCGCGAGTCATGTCATCAAAGGAGATGCGAGTGACTACATCGTCGCCACGCTTGAGCAACTTGCGATTGACTTCCTGCTCAAGTCGAGCCGCCCAACCCGCCAGTGTGCTCTGCACAAACACTGCGTTGGCTTGCTCGGATGACGAATACGACACGCCGTCGTTGTCGCCGACGCGATGCGACGGCACATTGAATGCGGCGGCAATCTGCTGCCGACAAAACTTCTTCATGCTGTCAAGGTCGCTGTCTTTGGCGTTGGTGCTGATCGCGTCGTACTTGAGACCTTCCTCAAGAATCGCAACTTTGCCCGCGCCTTGTGCGCCCGAATGCACGCGGGCGAATGCCTCGCGCAATCTGTTCGCGCCTTCTGCGCTCAGTCTGCCCGGCATCGAGAGCACGCCAGCGGGGCGACAGTTGTTGGCAAAGAATCGAGATGTGAACTCCTGCAACTCCAACTCCATGCCGATCAGGTCGCGCATGCGATGAATTGCCGCTTCGCCGAGCATGCCGTCTGCGCTTGGCCCGACTACATGGAGAATGTCGTAGGGTCTGAACTTGCGTTGCTTGATTTCCTCGGATGCCTTCTCGTCTGCCTTTCCAGTCCAGTACTGGTAATACGGCTGATTGGCAGCGTCTCGCATCATGTACATCAAGTCAGGTCGCAGTCGCTCAAGTCCGATCGGTGTGCCTGCGGGATTGCGATTGATGAATGCGAACGAATTGCCGTACAGCAAGCAATCGGAAATTTGAGCCTCCCGCATAACAAACGAGGTCATGTCTTCGTTTGCCTCGCAGTTCAGCAGGTGATACACAGGATGCGTGACATCATTGCTCGCGCCGTCCGCGCTGTTGCGCAGAACTTGCCACGGCATGCGAGCCAGCGTCTGCGAGATCAATCGCACGCAGGCGTAGACAGTCGGAGCCTCCATTGCGTTGTCGGGCGAGATGGTCTTACCAGTCCACGCCCACGAACTCACATACGACTGGATGCCGCCTGAGATTGGTTGTCCGATTGGCGTGGTGTCCTCAAACATAGATCGAGGCGGTGCTTTGCCGAGTGCGCGTGTGATGAGATCGATTAGACCCATTGCATATTTCCTTCTTCGTAGATTGATGTCTTGTTGTCTGCGTCTTTGTGCACCATGCACGCGAGCGCCGTGACGAGCGCGGCGATGCAATCGATGCGCTCCGTCGAACTGCTTTTTGATGGTTTGATATTGCCTGCGGGATCCGTATCGATACATGTCGATGCCATACAAAAATTTGCCACGGCATGATTTCCATGTTTGATAGATTTTCCGAGCACGAGGGCTTCTAATGCTTTTGCAGGCTCGCTTAAACTGCGAAAGCCTTGGCGCACCTCAAGCATTGGCAGACCTTCCTGCTGTAGCCCGACTGCAAACTGTGTCGCATTCCAAGGGTCGTAGCCGACTGCCTTCACCGAGCGCGCGATCTTGGAAATGTCGCGGATCTTCTGCGCCACATACTGATAATCAATTACATTGCCCGGCGTGGTGATCAGTGAGCCTTGCGATGCCCAAACATCGTAAGGGACTCGATCTACGCGGGATCTGCGGCGCACGCCCTCCTCGGGACAAAATGCATACGAAAGAAAAGCCACTTGCTCGTTTTCATCAACAGTGATCACGGCCACGGAACTGAGGTCAGTTGTAGTGGAAAGATCTACTCCCAAATAGATGTCCTTGCCCGCAAAGTATTGCTCGTCGATCTCGGGCGCGGCGCACGCGGCCCACGACTCAAGCGAGATCCATCGCTTCTTTGTTTCTGTCCATTGGCACAAATACAATTGTCGGAATGCGATCTCGTGGCCAGGCAATTCCTGAGCCTTCTCGCATTCGCTCTGCAAGAATGATTCCTCAACACTCACGCCGAGATTTGGATTCGCAGCACGCCACACCGCTGGCGACTTCCAGTCTGCATCTTTGTCTGCGCCGAACAGCACTGGCAAGTGCGAGCGATCCACAACAGTGCCCGAGCGCACCTTCTCAGCAAATTCTCTTTGCTGATAGCACAGCGAATGCTTGTCATGGCCCGCAGTCGTGATCGCAATCGAGAGCGGCTCTTGTCGTGCGCCAACTCCAGTCTGCATTGCATCCCACAGATCCCGATTAGGAGCAGTGTGCAACTCGTCGTAGATGATGCACGATGGACTTTTGCCGTGCTTCGTGCCAGCGTCCGCGCTCAAGATTTCGATTTTGCCGTTGTTTTTTGCGCATGTAATCGTGTTGCGATAGATCTCGAGCACGCTCGACAACGCAGGACACGCACGAATCATCGCCTTGCAAGCGTCGCCGACGATCGCCGCTTGGTCTCGACTTGATGCACAGCAGTAAACCTCGGGGCTGTTCTCTCCGCTTGCCAGCAGCGACCACAACGCAAGGCCCGCAATCAATGTGCTCTTGCCGTTCTTGCGGGCGACCTCGATGTATGCGGATCGGTATCGGCGCGTGCCGTCGGCGCGTTGCCAGCCGATCAAGTTGCCGACGATCGCCTTCTGCCACGGCTGCAATTCAAATGGCTGACCAGCCCACTTGCCTTTGCTGTGTTGCAACGCCTGAGAAAAGAATGCGAAAGCCGCGTCGGCTTTAGCCTGGACGAAGTGATCGCCGTCGCCCGCAGTTGCGACTGCGTCGTATCCGGGCAAGTCGTATCGCTTAGGATCCGAACTTGAACAGGTTTTTGATCGTGTCTTCTTTGCTATCGCCAGCGGCTTTCTGACCTTGAAGTGCAACCCGACTAGATGCAGTCAATCCGAAGTGCGTAATGATCCGCCACGCCGCGTCGCGCGACTCCCGACGCGCTCGTGCCCAAGGATTCATCATCGGTATCCCGCCTTTGCCCTCGACAACATCGCCGCCAGTCTGTAAAGCCATGTGTGCGGCGTGCTCCCCAAGAGCAAGTTCATTCGCAAGCATGCTGACGCTGATGCCGTCCTGCTCTTTCATAACGCCCAATTTCGTAATCTGTGACACGACGAGATCAAAGATTCTTTTGCTCTCGATGTTCTCAGTAATGCACGGCAACATCAGCGGCGTGCCGTCAGTGCCAACAACTTCAGTCTTGGCACGACGGGCCCCGAGTCGCGATCCTCGAAGGGTCATGATTGATGTTGGTGTCGGAGCGGGGCCGCGTCGTCCCATTGACGCAGTGTCGCAATTTTATTTTCGCTCGCAAGTGAGTTGCGCAAATTTTGCTACACTCCGCACGCAATGCCAGCGACCCGACGCGTCTCCCGACACTTCTCCCGACAAAATGTCGTGATATCTGTCAAGTTTCATCTCAAAAATACTCAAACACGCGTGTAAACACA